ATAGCATTCAAGGACGGCGGAAGTAGCAGTTGCGCCGTCTGCATCGTCGTCCACCACCAATACTTTGATAGGTGTTTCCTCCATGCTCGCTCCCAAGCTGAGTGTGTAAAGAGATATTAGTTCATTTTTTTTAACAGTCAATTTGGTATTATTTCAACAATTCAGTGGTTTTACAGGTGTTGAGTGTTGGAAATCGGAGAGAAGACGGCGAGCAGAGCGCTTATTTTGCTAGGACAGGCCCTGAATAGCCGCTTTGGGGCGGATGCCGCTGGTTGTCAGTCGGCCGTCCTGTCTGAGGTCAAGTGTGCTAGTACCGCTGAATTATTCAAACGAGATTTTCGCCGGCTGAACTCGCTCTGGTTTGCGACGATAGATGCGGTCAGTTACACGGCTGTCGACGTGTGAAAGCAGGGCGCGCGCATGCTCCAGTGACTCCGCGTCACTTGCGCACTTCGCACGCAGGTCGTGCTCTGTGAAGCGATGTTCCAGCTTGGTTTCCTCCATGATGCGCACCATGAACCGCTGCCACATGGAATCCCAGCCTGATGCGGTTTCTTTCACTTCGTCAATGTAACTGCTGCCGTCGCGGGTGCAGAACAACAGCGCGGAGCTGGCGGCCGAGCGTACAGCGATGGCGGCCGCGACTGCAGCTCGCAGGTCGTCGTTCCATTCGTAGATCGTAGACTTGCCTGTCTTACCGGCGGTCTTGTGGCGCGTGATGTGGATTCCGTCATCCTTGAAATGTACGTCCGGCTTCAGGCGCAGCAGATCGCTGCGCGCCATGCCGGTGAGTAGCTTGAGGCGGATGTAAGCCTGCATCATCAGCACGCTGCCCTTCTTGCGCTTACTCGGCAGCGCGAGTACCTCGATTAACTCCCAGTCCTCTACGTAGCGCGTGCGGGACTCCTCTCCGCTGAGGCGCACTTCGCCCTTAAACGGGTGGCGGTCGATCAGACCCCATTCCACGCATTTTGTGAATGCGTGAGATAAGACGTCGACGGCCCGATGTGCGGCGATCTTCTTAGCCTTTCGCGTGTCGACGTACTGGTAGACGTGCTGCGGCCGTAACCAGGTCAGCGGCGCGGCGCCGAACACGGCCTTTAGATTTTTGATTGCGCGGAGGTTTTCTACGCGGGTGCGCGGCGACTTGGTCGGCACAACTTCAAGAGCATAGCGGTCAAGCAGGGCGCCTATCGACTTCGCGGCGTCGACCACCTCCAGGCGCTTGGCCCACTCGGCGTAGGCTTCCGGTAGCGTCGCACCAAGTCGGAACAGCTTTTTGCCATCCCAGCGGCTCTCCATGCCTGGCGGCACTTGATAGTAGTACGCGCCGTGTGCGTGCTTCCAGCGCGATGGCAAGCCGGCGTTCTCTTTGTTCCGCTTCCTAGGCATTCGCAGCTCCCCAGTTCGGCGTGAATTCGCGGGTGCGTGCTGCAGCTGGTGCGCCGCCGCCGAGTTCCTTCTCAACGTGCGAGCGCAGCACCAGGGCGCTGCCATCGGCACGCACTTTGAATGTGATTCCCAAGCTTCGCAGCATTTTGGCCTGTGCCTGGCGTTGTATGCGGTTCGTCAAATCCCTGACCTCGTCCGCGTCAAGAAACATGCTCATTGCTTCACCTGGTTAGGTTGCGAGAACGGGCAAGCGGGGCAAGCATGCGAGCCATCGTCGCATTGGTCGGCATGCTCCTCGGTGTGTCCGGCCTGGTGCGCCGCGTCATAGCAGGCAGCAGCGGCGGCTTCTTCGTGGTCTGCATACGCACGGTGGATTGCGATGATATTACGGTCCATTATCTTGATCTCCTTGTGCGGTTAGTTTGATTGAGTTGGGAATGGCCAAGCGCTTGCTGGCTTCAATTCGACAGTGCGGTGCTTCTTCACCTTGATGACCGGGCCGGCGTCGGCTACTGGCACCGGCTCGATGTCGACAGGTTTGGCCTTGAGCTGCAGCTTTGGCCGTGCGACTTTGGCTGCCGGTGGGGCTGCATCAGCTGACTGTGCGAGCGCAGGTTCTGCCGGCGCCTGGGCTGCCTGACGGTGATCTTGGCCAGGGTCGATGCGTTCTAGTTTTGCCATTGCATTAAGCGCGTCGACGCCGTAGCTGTCATCAGCGCGGTCAACCTCCCAGTGTTCGACGCTGAGGTGTTCGCCCATCATCAGGTCGAGCATCAGCAGTTCGATCTGCGGGAATTCTGCCTGGTCGATATAGGCGCAAATTCCGTCATCGCTGCGGTCTTCAAACGTGTACAGGTCATCGAGAAGATCGTCAGGCAGCGGTTTTTCCCGGACAAGCAGCTTCGCCACTTCGCGGATCATTTCCAAGCTAAAGCCGGTCTGTGTCGAGCTGCGCACTTTCCGGTAAAGGGCGACGCGCTTGCTGGTGATTTCTTCTGCGCGCTCTTGTTTGCTCGCTTCGGCGGCATGCTGCGCAGCTTCCTTCGCTTTTTTCTTCGGCGACTCTTTGACCAGCTCTTTTTGCTCGCTTTGCGTGCGTGCTTCGCGCACTTCGGCCGTCTCGCACGCGCCGGCTTGTTCCAGGGAGGACTGTGCGACCGCGCGTACATACAGCGGCTGCATGATGCCCTTCTCGCTGCGAGTATAGGCAGCGACTTGCGGCAGCTGTTCGCGCTTCAGGCGGGTAGCCAAAGTGCCAGATAAGCCGGTATGCGGAGCCACGCGCTCGAACGTGTACAAAGGCGTTTCATCACATACCAGGTCACTCCCGGCACGGTAGATCTCGCTCCACGTGTTGTACGCTTCCTGGCCTTCATGTACCGGGATTTTTTGCTTCAGCGCGTCCGCGTGCAGCTTGTCGTAGTGTGCGGCAGTCTTCTCCTTGAAGCATTCAGGATCGGTGCAGACGTTTGCATCCACGCCTTCAAATACTTCGGGTTGATTGCCGGCACGCTTTGGGCATTTGTTGCAGTTGCCGGCGGTCTTGACGAGCTTTGCATCGTCCGTCAAGAATATGGCTTTGCGCAGATCCAGCATGTAGTTCTGCTGCAGCCATTCCTTCGCCTTGCGGTACGACATCGGCTCATCATCCACGCGGCCGTTGGGACGCAGGATTTCGTTCAGCGCTTTCGTCTGCAGTTTGGCCAGCGGAATGCGGGCGATCAGTAGCGCGGTCGACGCCTGCAGGTGTTCCTCGTTGTCGAGGAACAGTTCGCGCACTTCGAGATTCAAGGCGCACAGCTTCAGGCGACCGTAGACATAGCTTCGGCTCTTGTTGAGCTTGTCGACCAGCTGGTCGGCCGTGTAGCCGTGCTTCATCATCAGGCGCTCATAACCTTCTGCCTCTTCAAGCGGATGCGGATTGTCGCGCTGCAGGTTCTCCAGAATCTGCAGCTCAAGCGCCTCTTGATCGCTCAGGTTGCGGCAGAACGCGGGAATAACCGACAGGCCGGCAATGATGCAGGCGCGGAAGCGACGCTCGCCGGCGACGATCTCGAACGACTGCGGCTCGTCGGCGGTAGGCGTAACTGGCCGAATCAGGATAGGCTGGGCAAGTCCTTTGGACAGGATGCTTGCCGCAAGCTCGCTCAGCTTCGCCTGGTTGAAGCGCTTACGGTTGGTGCGGGAGATACGGATGTGCACCAGGTTGTAGTTGCCGAAGCGGCTACCATCTTCAAAGACGACTTCGTCCACAACGATCCTCTTTTCGGCGGGCTCCGGGACGGTTGGAGCTGGCAAGGTGGTCAGTGCATTGGTCATGTATGTGATTCCGTTCAATCGATGTCGTTCGCGGCCAGCTGCTTGTAGTCGGCAGCGGCACGGCGCGGGTGTTTGCGTGCGTAGGAGTGCAGGGCTACGCTTAGGGTTGGATTCTTGAGGGCGCTGTCGAGCGAGCCGGCAATGCGCAAGGTGCGGTGCGCGGCGGACAGGGATGCCAAATCGGGTTCGGCCGGCCGCACGGAAATGCCGCACGGCGTGTCGCCTTGCCTTGTCGCCGCCTCCTCGTACGCTTGGTAGGCCGTCTCAGCCTGGGCTGTGTACACGGTGGTTTCCGCAGTGGTGCGCACCTTGACGCAGAACTCGGACAGCACATGCTGCTGGCGAGCGATGGCGAGGCGCAGATCGTCGGCGGTATCGCCTGTCATTCCGGCAAAGCCGGCTGCCGAAAGAAGTTCGACAGCGTTGCCGGCTGCCGTAGCGAGCGTGTCGAATGAGGCGGTGAGCGCTGCTGCGATGTCCTGATATGTGCCGTCGGCGAGCGTCAGGCATGGGGGCCTTGCGAGGATCATTTGCAGGCCACCTTCCCGCTGTGTGCAGACGTCTGCACACGCTGAACCGGTGGATTGAGATTGCGGGCCTTGATGTAGTCGTGACCCTTCAGGCCACTGTACTGATCGATGGCCACTGCCACCGTTCTGACGACACCGATGTGGTCGCCGTCGTAAGGCATGGTGCTGCTGGTTTGCGAAGTGTTCATTTGCCGCTCCGTTGAAAGATGACGAAGCGAATATTACTAAGTGGTAATTTCTAAGTCAACACCAAATGGTAATGTTGACGAAAAAAAACACCATTTTGTAAAAAATAGGGCGAAAAAAAACCGGCATTTCACCGATTCTTGACTACTTTGTTGCTAGTTTATGACGGCAAACGTTATTGCGGCGCTCATCGCTGGCGCACTGTTCGTAGGATCTCCTGGGCCAGCGCCTTGATGTCCGTGCTATCTGCTTGTAGAGAGTCCAACGAGGTCAAAATGGGGGTATGGCTCAGCCTGGCTAAGATCTCTGCATTGATCGAGCGGTCGTTTAGGTCGGCGGCTTTTTTGATCTCGGCGTGGAGTTCTTCGGGTATGCGAAGGGCTGTTTTAATGCGTACAGGTTTTTGCTTTTTTGCTAGGGTCATCGCGCGATTCTCGCGCGTTTGTGTACAATGGTGGAAAAGTGCTGACACTTTGGCGGCACTTCTGCGATCCTTCCTGCTCTATCCCTAATGGAAATATTCCGACAAAAAAGTTGCCTTTCGGATCTAAATGTTCTTTTTGAGATATATTTGCTATTTACAATGAACAATAAGTAACACTATGCCCGGAACAATGACGCCCGAAACGCGCCGTCTGATAGATGCGTATTTAGCAATGAATGTGGAAGCAAGGGAGCAGGTGATCAAGATCGCTGAGGCGATGGCTGTGCGTCATCCGGCCGAGCGTCCGGCGTTACTACGATTGGTTTCCAATAACGGTGGCAAAACGTTTCTCTGAGACTTCTGCGGCTACAAGGATCGAACTCCTGCCGACGTCCGTCGCCTGGCGATAGTTTGTCAACAGCTCAAGCTCGACCATGTCGACGTAAACGAGCGCTGCTTTTCCCTTCTCGATGTGTGCAAGCGGAACTAGGTATGGCCCCGGAGCAGGCGCAGGCACTGGCGCAGCCTTCTCGATTGGCACTTGATCCCCGGCCTGTAGTGGCGTGTCAAGCCATCCGGCGGGAAGTCCGACTTTCTTCTCCAAATTGCGAGCTTTCTTTTCGCCGAATGACTTAGTGCGAAGTAGGCCCGATATCTCTCCCTGGTTCTCACCAGTCTCATCAATAAACCGCGCCTGCGAGTCTCCATAACGATCCTGGATCAGCTGGCGAAGTCTTTGGCGGCGAATGTCCTGTGTTTGCATGGTTTGATTGTCTCTGCCAATTACCGTTTAGTAAATAACCAAACGGTATTGACCAAGTCATTACCGTTTGGTAATATTTCGCGTATGGAAAACTTACTCAAATTTCTAAATTGCTTGCCGAAGGGTGACCGCGCCGCTTTTTGCTCGGCCTGCCAGACCACGGAGCGCTATCTCCGGAAGGCAATCTCGATCAATCAGCAGCTGGGCGAGGGTCTGTGCATCCGCATCGAGCGCGAGTCCCGCCGCAAGGTTCTATGCGAAACGCTTCGGCCCGATGTTGATTGGGCTTACCTCCGTAGCACTTGTGATTGCTGTGCTGCCCTGCCAAGAGTTATTTAGAAGTTTACAGGTAGGCGACAGTTTCAAAAACCTCAATAAAAAGGCAGTTTATGGGAATCCGGAACGCAGTCTTAAAAACGATCTCAAATATCAGCGGCACCTGGTCGGTCGCTGCCGCTTACCTGGGCATGAGCGAAGCTTCGCTGCGCAGCCGCGTCTATGAGAACAAGGGTTGGCAGCTTTCGACGCGCGACGCGCTGTCGCTGCAGCAGCTGTCGGGCGGCAACTACTTCGCGGAGGCAATCGCCGCCGAGAGCGGTGGCACATTCGTGAAATTGCCTTCGATTGACGAACTCGAGCCGGACTCGATCCAGACCATGTTTAATGAGAACTACGCGGAACTGGGGGGTATGTTCGCCACCTTCACCGCCGCTATCGCTGACGGTGTCATTGACGACAACGAGCGCGCGCAGCTGCAGGCGCAAGGCAAGGCTCTTCATCGCAAAACCGAAACGCTTCTCGCCTTGATGTTTAGCGTCTACTGCCCGCGCACCTCGACGGTAAAGTTTGAGGCGCCGCAGCGCGAGGTGGCTCATGGCTAAATTGGATTTGCCGCGCCGTGATAGCGCCGCTCATATGGGCCTTCGCGCGCTCCATAACATAGGTGGCCAGTCCTTTGTACCTGCGTGGATGCGTGTAGTGGATTGGCGTGGCAGCCAGCTGAACTTCAGCAGGGATGTTGTAGACCGCCTGCAGCGTGCCGGCTTGATCGAGGTGGCGGGGGCATTCTGCGCGGTCACTTCCACGGGACGCAGCTACTTGGGTGTGCAAGTTCATGCCCAGCCACAGGCGCCGGCTGAACCGGTAGGCGCTCCGTACAAGGGCACTGTGAAACCGCTGAATCGCGCTAAGCATTTTCCCCCGCGCCCCCAGCGCCCGGAGGGCGACGAGTATCGTGCTATCCCTTCACTGATGGCTGGCCAGCGTATCGAGTATCGTCCAGGAGCGGTTGCTGCTGATGCCTGATTTTGACGCTATTCCACAAGAGCTGCGTGAGCGGCCACAATGGCTCGTATGGCGTTTCGAGCCGAACCCGAACCCGGCGAAGAAGAAGCAGCTGAAGGTTCCGTATTGGATGAACGGCAAGCGGCGCCGTGGCGTCCAGGGCGACCAAGCCGACCGCAGCGGCCTGGTTACGCTCGACGTCGCCCTGGCCAAGCTGGCCGCGTCCAATGGTACCTACACGGGCATCGGCTTTGCGTTTCTCCCTGGCGATGGCCTGATCGGCGTCGACATCGACAAGTGCATCGATCCGGAGACAGGGGAGGTCAGCGACCTGGCGATGCAGACCATTGCCGGCTGCAACTCGTACACCGAATACTCGCCTTCGGGCACTGGCGTCCACATCATTGTCGCCGGTGCCACCACGACCTTTAAGTCGAACGACATCGGCCTGGAGGTGTTCTGCTCCAGCCAGTTCTTCACGTTCACCGGCCGCCAGTTCGCCGGATCGCCTGACACGATCAACGCCGTTTCGGAAGCTGAGCTTGACCGCCTGCGCGTGCTCGTCCGTGGTGCTCGTCCTGCTGCTACTCCAGCGCGTGCCAATACGTCGGCCCCCCTTCCCCCCGGCGCAAGCGACCTTCGCGCGCGTCTTGACGCCGCCCTGGCGTACATCAGCCCGGAGGGCCATGACCAATGGATTCGTGTCGGGATGGCGCTATATAGCGCCCTTGGCGAAAATGGCTTTCGCGTGTGGGACTACTGGTCCTCCCGCGCAGATAACTACGGCGGCGAAGAAGAACTGAAAAAGCGCTGGGCGTCGTTCGGCAAACGCGGCGTCAATATCACCGAGGCGACCATTTTCAAAATGGGCATTGATGGTGGCTGGAAGCCGCCGCGCTCGGTCCTTCCTCCTCCTATCAAGTCTGGCTCTTTGTCCCCCCGCCCCCCGAGCGGAAGCGAAGCTGTCGGCTCGGCCGTCGCCCCCCCGCCCCCGGCGGGAAGCGACGGCGGCCAAATCAGCGCGGGGCCTGCCCCGCGAGGAGAGGAGTTAATTCAAGCGGGGGCGAAGGCCCCCGAGAACGACGACCAAGTCGTCGAAGCGGCAGTTGGTGGCGCCGCTGATGCGTTCACGGCCGCCGTCGACTCGATAGTGGCCAGCTACGACGATCCGCTGGCTGACGACGACAGCCAGCCGGCAGGCCTGGACGACATCCCGTTCGGCGAGAGCGCACCACTTTTCGCCGGGGGCGAGGGGGCGGGAACCGTGGCCAAGAAAGAGAAGCCGAAGAAGGTCTACGGCGCCGAACACTGGGCGGCCGTCGAGGACGTCCTCGATAACTTCATCCTGATCTACGGCGAAGATCTAGTATGGGATTGCCGCCACCGCAAGCTGATGAAGCTGTCGGCAATGCGGATCATCGTCCAGAACAATGACGTGATGAAGTTTTGGGGCGGCGAGGCGCGCAAGTGGGTGCTGAAGGAAAACATCGTCTTCGATCCTACTGAAACGCCAAGCCCTGCGCGCAGCGGCCCGACAGCGACTGTCAACCTGTTTAACGGCTGGCACATGGAGCCGAAGCAGGGCAGCTGTACACAGATCAAGGGACTGCTGGCGCACCTGTGCGACGGCAACGACGATCTGTACGAGTGGATCTCGCGCTGGCTGGCTTACCCGCTGCGCAATCCCGGCGCCAAGATGGAGACATCGATCATCATGCACGGCGACGAAGGCTCAGGTAAGAACTTCTTCTTCGAGAAGGTCATCAAGGCCATCTACGGAAAATACGGCTACGTGATCGGCAATCAGCAGCTGGAAGCGCCGTTCAATGACTGGGCATCCATGAAGCTGTTCTTGGTGGCAGACGAAGTGGTCACGCGGGCCGAGCTGAAGCAGATGAAAGGCAAGCTGAAGTACCTGGTATCGGGCGACACCATCATCATCAACCCGAAGGGCCTGCCGGAACACAGCGAGCGCAACCAGATGAACTTCGTCTTCCTGTCCAACGAGCTGCAGCCGCTGGCCCTGGACAAGACCGACCGCCGCTACCTGGTGGTGTGGACGCCGCCGGCGATGGACAAGGAGTTCTACGTTAGCGTGGCCAACGAGATCGACGCCGGCGGCATCGAGGCGTTTTACTACTACCTGATGTACGAGCTGGACATGGGCGACTTCAACGAACACACGAAGCCGATCTACAACCAGGCGAAAGACAGCCTGATCGAAAAGAGCCTAGCGCCGGCCGAGCGCTTCTACCGCGAATGGTCGACCGGCTTGTTGCCGCTGCCCTTTATCACGGTAGGTGTCACGCAGCTGTACGAAGCCTTTCAAACCTGGTGCAACCGTTCGGGCGAGTCGCGGTACACGACGCAGACCATGTTCAGCCCTTCCGTCGAGCGTTACGCCGGCGCCGTGCTGAAGAAGCAGCCGATCAAGTACGAGTACGGGTCTGTGGTCAAGCAGCGCATCGTGTTCCTGGTTGGCGATCAGCCGGAAGGTAAGAACCTGCGCGAGTGGGCCGAGTCGGCGTGCGCTCTGTTCGAGTCATCGCTCAAGTCGTACAAAAACAGGGGCTTTGTCGATGTTGAGGGTTAACCGTCCACATCGTAGCAAACCCCCCACATCGCAAACCCGCATGAATACTGGGGATGTTGGCGGTATTGGCAGTATTGGCGGTTTAAATTTCACCCACGCGCACGTATAGGCTGGCGCAGAAATAAAGTAGCAGGGCGGCGGATAAATTTTTATATCAATTCAAATTTAACTATCAACACTATCAATACTGTCAACAAAGCTAGTAAAAATCAGGCTCTCCGATGTGGAGGGTAATGTTGGCAGTGTTGGGGGTTGAAAATACGGGCAAAATTAGAAAGGTTGGGCATGGGTGTCGAGATTGAAGTAGATGGCGTGGTATTCGCTGAGGTGGCGGTGGTCGCTCAGCAGGTACAGCAGCGGCGCGCACAAGTAATGGGCGAGGAATCCGATTTCCGTCAAGAGTTCATCGCCCGGATGGACAACTGGCGCAAGGTGGTTCACGGATCGACCAACGCCGGTGGCGCTTCGCAGTATTGCGCCGGCTGGGCGAAGCTGTATGTGCATCTCCGCGCCAGCGAAGCGCCGCCGGCGCAGGAACTACTGGACGAAAAATACAAGCCGCTCAGTCCACTGGTGTCGGCGAATGTGCTGGATGCATGGCTGGTTGAGGCGGCATGGCGAACGCTGGGCGACTATAACGAGCGACAAGCGCTCAAGAGCCTTTATATCCAGCGCTGGCCAGCATCGCAAATCCGACGCTTCCTGCGCGGTGTCCGTGGCCCGCACGTGCCGCTGGTTATTGCGAAGGCTGAGAAAAATCTACAAAGGGTCTTGATAAGACTTGGAGACGCGGCTACCATTCGCTCTACAACTTGCCTGCCGGGGTGTCCCGTGCCTACTGTCGAAATGACGCTTCCTTGATGGAGGCATCGTTTCGCCAGTAGCGGCAGATTACGAAAGCTCAGCTTACTTAACCCGCTGGGCTTTTTTTATTGGTGACCGGTTATGCTGTTCCCTCAACCGCGTGGTCACCAGTGCCTGAATGGTATGTCTGTTGCTGTTACAAAGGGACAGAATCCTTTGGCCTTTAGGTAGCCGTTCGCTGCGCTGAGCGCCAGTTCGCGGTGCTGCGTGGGACCAAGGATGACATAGTCAAATAGTTGTGGGCCCGGACCTATCTTTTTGAGATCAATCTCGACGTATGGGACCAGCATGAAGGGCCCCTCCCTGTAACCAATTGCCTCAGGCTTGTGACGGTTGTAAGCAATCAGGCGCCACTCCTTTTCTTCCGAAAACGCCTTGTGCTTAATTAATGCAAGCGTGAGAAAAATATCGCGTTGGGATGTCTCGAAATGAGTGAACCTAGCTTCCTTTGTTGGCTGCGCGCCAGACTCATCGAACGTGTCATAGAGGTGTGTGGCAAGTTTGTGCATTAACACCTTTTGCGCGTCCTCGTCATAGAGGCATCGCGCGAGCACGAACTCATTGAGTGACGCGATTTTCCTAAGGCGATCCGCGTTGAAACCGATTGATACTCCCTTTCCTGCCTTTGTGTAGCTGCGCCACTGGCTTAGCAGGCTCGCCTCTTCGGAGAGTGAAAATATGAAGCAGGGATGGGAGGTATCGATTATGAGTCCGACCCATTCGATTAGCTCCATGTAAAACCGTACATCTAGCGCATGCATTTCACCGAACACGGTCAACGGCAGCAGCGTCTCTTCAAGCACTTTGAGCGCATGCTTCAATTCCATTGAATCATTCATATACGCGGCGTGGCCTGCGCGCAATGTCCCGTGCGAAACCACATTGATCAGGGTATCGACGCTGGTGTAGTGGTAGAAAACCCTGTCGGCTGGCGGTGATTGAAAATAGTCGGTAAGTTCCAAATTAGATTCCCCTGGTAGGTTGGTAGCGCTGTGCCGCCTGCCATTCTACATTTTGCACGTCTGCTGGAAGAAAATTCGGCCGTAGCCTAAGCACGGCGGCGTTGGGCGACAACGTTAAGCGCACCAATTCTCAACGACGAAAGGTGGTGATCTGTCTCGACCCGCTGCAGAGCGGTGGATACAAGCTACGTTTCTCCTTTGCCCGGTCCGCCGGGCTTTTTTATTCAAGCAGTGCAGACGTCTGCACAAAGGCGCGCATGGACATCTCGGTGCAATCGAATCTGCTGCAGGTACAGCGCCAGTTCGGCGCGTTCATCGACAGACAGCTGCCGTTCGCCACAGCCACGGCGCTGACCGCACTGGGCAAGCATGCGCAGGCGGACGAGAAGAAACAGTTCAACCGCGTGCTTGATCGGCCGACGCCGTTCACACTCAACGCAGTCGGCGTCAAGGCCGCGCGCAAGAGCGATCTGCGGGCAGTGGTGTATGTCAAGGACAAGGCCGCCGGCTACCTGGCGCCGTATGAAAGCGGCGACGTGCAGAAGGTAAACGGGCGCGCGGTGTTGAATCCGAAAGCGTCTCCGGTCAACCAGTACGGCAACTTGCCGCGCAATCTTATCGCGCGATTGAAGGGACGCGCCGATGTCTTCATCGGTCCCGTCAAGACCAAGAGCGGCGAGGTGATCAACGGTGTATGGCAACGGCCATACATGCGCGGCGGCAGCGGCAAGGTGCGGGGCAACTCAAAGCTGGGAAGGGGCTACAACACATCGGGCGCGCTCAAACTGCTGGTGCGGTTCACCGATCCGCAGCCGACGACAAAGCGCCTCGGCTACCGATCCACGGCCAAGGCCAGCATCGACCGGAACTTTCAGGCCGAGTTCACCCGCGCCCTGGCGCGCGCCACGGCCACGGCGCACTGAACGACGGCCGAGACTGCCTAATAGATATGCAACGGGTCCCTCCTGGGGGTCTCTGTACCACGGGCATTGCGCGCCGCGATCTTCCGCTACGCCAAAAACTTTTCTAAGGGGGTTGTATGGTGAACCTCGCTGAGACCATGACCCAGTCGGAATTCGGCGACCTGGTCGGAATCAGCCAGCAAGCGGTCAGCGATCTGCTGAAGCGCGACGTTCTGCTGCGGGGCCAGCCGGCGGCAGTTTGGCTGCACGCCTACTGTGCGCACCTGCGCGAGCAGGCCGCCGGCCGGGCCGCTGCCGGCGATCTCGACCTGGCCACGGAACGCGCCGCCCTCGCGCGCGCCCAGCGCGAACGGATCGAAATGCAGAACGCGGAGACGCGGAAGGAAAACGCCCCGGTTGTGCTGCTGGAAATAGCCGTCGCCGCTATCGGTCGCAAGGTCGCGGCGGTGCTGGAGGCGGTGCCCGTCAAGATCAAGCGCCGCAGCAAGAACTTAACAGCTGAGGACATCGAAATCATCACCGCCGAAATTACCAAGGCGCGCAACATCGCCGCCTCGGCTCAATTCGATATGGAAGACCCCGATGGATCTAAGCGAGATAACGAGGGCGATCCGGAGTGGACTGAAGAGTCTTGAGGTCCCGGAGCCAATCCGGCTGTCCCAGTGGGCGGCCAAGCACTTTTACCTGAGCGCGGAATCCTCGTACGTCGAGGGGGCATGGGAGGCTTATCCATTCCAGCCGGCGATTATGGATGCGTTCAGCAACGACGACATCGAGGTCGTCGTCGTGAAGAAGTCCGCGCGCGTGGGCTACACGAAAATGCTGGTCGCGCTGATTGCCTACGTGGCGCACCACAAGCGCCGCAACCAGGCGGTCTGGCAACCCACGGACGACGACTCCGAAGAGTTTGTTAAGACAGAGCTGGACACCATGCTGCGCGACGTCAAGGTCATGCGCGAGGTGTTCCCGAGGGGGCGTGGCCACGATAAGCGCGACACCCTCAAGGGCAAGATTTTCCTGGGCTCGCGGCTCTACACCAAGGGGGGCAAGGCCGCGCGCAGTTACCGCCGGATCTCGGTCGACTACGCGATTCTGGACGAGCTGGACGGCTTTGACATCGACATTGAAAAGGAAGGTAGTCCGGACAAGCTGGCCGGCAAGCGCGTGGAGGGCGCTGTCTTCCCGAAAGAAATCTACGGCTCGACGCCAAAGTTGAAAGGTTTCAGCCGCATCGAGGCGCGGGAGGAACAGTGCGACCTGCACTTCGTGTTCCAGGTGCCGTGCCCATCGTGCGGCGAGCGCCACGCGGTCACCTGGGGCGGTAAAGACAAGCGCCACGGTATGAAGTGGATCAACGGCGATCCTGAAACGGTGGGGCAGGTTTGCCCGCACTGCGCGGTGCTGTACACGCAGGCCGATTATCTGCGCGTCTGGCAACAGGGGCGCTGGGTTGCTGAAGACGGTACGTGGATCGACGCGGATGCGCGGTTCCGCAACAGCGACGGAGATATAGTTCCGCCGCCGCGCGCTCTCGCGTTCTACGTGTGGACGGCCTACAGCCCGCAGGCGACCTGGCAGGCAATCGTGCGCGACTACCTCGCCGCCGTCGAAAAAGCACGCGCCGGCGACACTAGTGAACTGAAGACCTGGACCAACACCACGCTGGGCGAGACCTGGCAGGAAGCGGTGGAGAAAACGGAAGCGGACGAGTTGATCGCCCGCGCCGAAAAGTATCAGCTGCGGACCGTGCCTATGGGCGGCCTGATCCTGGTGGCCGGCGTTGACGTGCAGTCGAATCGCTTTGAGGTGGTCGTGTGGGCCATCGGCAAGGGCGAGGAAATGTGGGTAGTCGATTACCACGTCATCGATGCGAACCCGGCCGACGAGCGCGAGTGGGAAGAAAAGCTCGATCCGTACCTGTCGATGCGCTTCGCGCACGCGGGCGGCCAGTCGCTCGCCATCGAGGGCATTGGCATCGATACCGGCGGCCACTTTACGCACCAGGCTTACAACTACTGCCGCACACGCAACCGCGAAGGCGTGCACGCACTGAAAGGCGACAGTCAGCAGGGCAAGCCGGTGAAAGGCCGCAGCAGCCTGCAGGACGTCAACTTCAAGGGCAAGGTACTCAAGCGCGGCGTGCGGCTGTGGATGGTGGGCACCGACACGGCGAAGGACTTGATATATGGCCGCCTGAAGGTGGTGCAGCACGGTCCCGGCTACATCCATTTCTCGACCGCGCTGCCGGCGGAGTTCTACGCGCAGTTGACCGCCGAGGTACGGGTGCTGCAGAAGACCGCCAGCGGCGAGCAATACCGCTGGGTCAAACGCCAGCCACGCAACGAGGTGCTGGATTGCACTGTGTACGCGCTATTCGCGGCGCACATGCTGGACTTGCACCGGTACACGGAAAAAATGTGGGCCAAGTTGGAATCCGTTGTGTGTCCTCCGATTGCCGACATGTTCGGCGCGCAGGTAGCGCTGATCGAGCCTGCTGAGGTAATCAGCGACGCGCAGCTGGAGGAAAAGGCGGACTTCGTAAAAGTAGTCGCGGTGGATACGCCACCAGCGAAGAAACGGGCAAGGCGCCTGGCATAAGGAAAACACATGGCTTATAACGCACAGCGAGGCATCCTCGCCGGTATGCAGACGTCTGCACTGCGGACGGCGTTGACGAACGCGCAGCAGGCGTACATCGATCTGACAACGGGCGCGAAGGGTGAATCGTATTCGTACACCCAGGGCGACGGCTCTCGCACCGTGACCTACACGAAGGCCAACATCGCCGACCTGACGGCACTCATTCAAACTCTGCAGGCGCAGCTGGGCATCGTCCAGCGGCCACGCCGCGCTATCCGGTTCCGATTCTGATGAGCGATCCTGTGAAAATACTTGGCGCCAACGGTCTGCCGCTGGCGCGCAGCCGGCCGTCGATGTTACACGGCAGCCGCAACATTCCATACGATGCGGCCGACCGTAGCGGCGATCACATGGCCGACTGGACGCCGTATCTGGGATCACCAGACGGCGAAATGAACATGTACCGCGACACCATTGTCGCGCGGGTGCGTGACATGGTGCGCAATGATGGCTGGGCATCCGGCGCCGTTACCCGGCTGCTGGACAACGTCATCGGTGCGAATTTCCGGCCGATCTTCAAGCCTGACTGGCTGGTCCTGAAAGCTCATACAGGCATCAAGGGATTCGACCACGTGTGGGCCGACGAGTTCGGTCAGGCGCTGGACGCCAGCTACCGCACCTGGGCCACAGATGTCGGGCGCTACTGCGACGTACAGCGCAATCTGACGATGTCGCAGATGCTGCGGCTGGCGTTCCGCCACAAAGTTGTCGACGGCGATGCCCTGATGATGGCGCACTGGCTACCTGATCGGGTAGGCGAAGGGCGTGCGCAGTACGCTACAGCGCTGCAAGTCATCGACCCGGACAGGCTGTCCAATCCGCAGATGGGCTTCGACACGGACCTGACGCGGGGCGGCGTTGAAGTTGACCAGTTCGGCGCTGCCGTGGCGTACCACATCCGACGCGCGCACCAAGGCGACTACTTCAGCGCGGCGAAAGCCGTGACCTGGGATCGGGTAGAGCGCGAGACGAGCTGGGGGCGCCCGATCATCATCCATGACTTCGATCACGACCGCGCCGGCCAGCATCGAGGTGCTGGCGGCATGTTCGCGCCCGTACTGCAGCGCCTCAAGATGCTGGCGCGGTACGACAGCGCGGAGCTGGATGCATCGATTGTCAACGCGATCTTCGCTGCCTACATCGAATCGCCGTACGACCCGGAGATGGTCGAGAGCGCGCTGGGCGGCGGCGATGACGTTGGGGCGTACCAAGAAGCACGCGCCGACTTCCACGAGGAGCGGCGCCTGAAGCTTGGTGGCGCGCGTATGCCGATTCTGTTCCCTGGCGAATCGCTCAAGACCGTCATGGCTGCGCGGCCAAATGCGAACTTCAAGCTGTTCGAGAGCGCGGTGCTACGCAACTTCGCGTCCGCCACCGGCCTGTCGGCGCAGCAGGTCAGCAACGACTGGTCGGACGTGAACTACAGCTCGGCGCGGGGCGCTTTGCTGGAAGCCTGGAAGACCCTGTCACGGCGTCGCACCGACTTTGCAGTCGGTACCGGCCAGCAGGTCGTCACGGTTTTCGCCGAGGAGGCGATGGAAGTCGACGACCTGCCGCTGCCCAACGGTGCACCGGCATTCCACCTCTACCGCGCGGCGTACGCAAGGGCGAAGTGGATGGGGCCGGGGCGTGGTGTCATCGATCCAGTCAAGGAACGCCAGGGCTCGATTCTCGGCATGGATGCCGGCCTGTCCACGTTGGAGGACGAGGCGGCAGAACTGGGCGGTGCCGACTGGCGTGAAACCGTGGCGCAGCGTGCACTGGAAATCGCGCGCTTCAAGGAACTGGGCATGCCGCTGCCGGACTGGGCTGCTGGCGCGAATGCGGCACAAGCGATTAACGAACCGGAGGCAACCTGATGAAATTTGAGTTTTTGGCGCAGCGGCTGTTCAACACGCCGCTGGCAATCTTACCGGGTAAAGCCGAAGTGATCATGGCCGCGCTCTCCGAACGCCTTGGTATCTCCCAGGTGGCGCGGGTGGGGCCGTCCATGATGGAAGACGACGATGTCGTCTATTCGTCGCGCGGCGACAATCCGCGTGGCGGGTATGACGTCGTCGCCGGCGTGGCGATCATTCAGGTGTGCGGCACGCTGGTGCAAAAGCTGGGAACGCTTCGGCCGTTCTCGGGAATGACCGGCTACGACGGTATCCGTCAAAACTTTATGACGGCGATGATTGACCCGGAGGTGAAAGCGATCATGCTGGACATCGACAGTCCGGGCGGCGAAGTCAGCGGCTGCTTTGACCTGGTCGACACGATCTACAACTCGCGAGGCACGAAGCCAATCTGGTCGATCCTGAACGAGTCGGCGTACAGCGCCGGCTACGCCATTGCCAGCGCTGCCGACCGCATCTGCGTGCCCCGCACCGGCGGCGTGGGCAGCATCGGCGTGATCTGGATGCACATGGACTGGAGTAAGGCGCTGACCACGGCCGGCTTCAAGGTGACGTTCATCACCTTCGGCGAGAGCAAGGCGGACGGCCACCCGGAGATTCCGCTATCCGGCGAGGCGCTGGAGCGCTTCCAGTCCGATATCAACACGATGGGCGAGCTGTTTGTAAGCACGGCCGCCCGTAACAGGAATATCTCGGCGAAGGTCATCCGGGATACGCAGGCCCGCACGTACATGGGGGCCGCAGGGGTCAGCATTGGGCTGGCGGACGAGGTGCTGGCGCCTGACGCGGCGTTCATGGCACTGCTCAAGCAAATTCAATAACGAAAGAGGTAGGACATGGCAAAAGCAAAACAACCTGCGCGGGCATTCTCGTTCGCGCACCTCCTGGGCCGCGCCGGTGTGCGCGCTGATGATGGCAACGATGCCGAAGACGAGATGAAGCAGGGCGAGGACGAGTCGGACGAGGACTACGCCAAGCGGATGGAGGAAGAAGACAAGAAGCAGCGCGATGGTGAGTCCGACGCCGACTACGCCAAGCGTATGGAAGAGACGGACAAGGACGTAGGCGACGACGATGACAACACCGACGACGCGGACGACGAGAAAGAGAAGGCCGGCGCCGTGAAAGAACGCGCCCGCTGCGCCGCTATCTTCGCCTGCAGTGCTGCCGCTACCCGTCCGGATGTCGCCGCACACCTGGCCTTCCAGACCGATATGTCCAGCGAGGCGGCCATTGACATGCTGAACACCTTCGCGGCCGGTGGCGCACCTGCAAAGCAGTCGCTGGCCAGCCGGATGGCAAACGTGCGTGTCCCAGTCGTCGGTGCAAGCGCGGCGGCACCAGCTGGGAATCCAGCGGCGGCGGCTGCAGCAGCGATTCTGGCCGCTGGCCGAAAGCGTCGCGGCGAGGCGTAAGCGTCGCTGCCGACAGGTAGTTAATTTTCAACTTCTTTCAACGAAAGTATCGATATGGCATTGAGCACTCTGAACGTCGGCGACGCCGGGCAAACGCCTGGTATCAGCGCCGAGATCTACAACCCGGACCAACTGGTCGCCGGCAATCAAAAGATCGTCAGCGATTCCATCACCCTGGGCGCGGGCATCCTGCAGCGCGGCGCGGTGCTGGGGCAAATCACCGCCACCGGCAATTTCATCTCCTGCGTGAAAAATGCTGCGGACGGCAGCCAGGTTCCCGCTGCGGTGCTGGCCGACGCCGCCGATGCAAGCGGCGGCGCGGTTATCGCCGGTGTGTACCTGACTGGCGAGTTCAATACGAACGCGATGTCGTGGGACGCGAGCTGGACGCTGGCGACGCTGAAGCCAGCTATGCGCGCACAGGGCATCTTCCTGAAATCCGCGGTGAGCGCAGCCGACCCAACCTAAGCCAGATTTTCCCGGCAGACGTCCCGCTTCGGCGGGATTTTTTTTTGTTCGTTTCTCTTTAGGAGATCGCAGTGCCACAAGCAAATAACGCATTTATTTACGACACGAACACCCTGATTCAGGTCGTGCCAAACCTGAAGCGCTCCCAGAAATTCCTGCTGGACCGCTTCTTCCCCAACATCGTCATGAGCGATACCGAGTATGTCTCCATCGACGTCGATATCGGCAAGCGCCGGATGTCGCCGTTCGTATCGCCTTTGGTGGAAGGTAAGCTGGTCGAACAGCGCCGCTACCAAACGAACCAGTTCAAGCCGGCGTACATCAAGGACAAGCGTGCACCGGACCTGCGCAAGCCAGTGCGCCGCATGATCGGCGAAACCATCGGCGGCAGCATGACCGGTGCTGAGCGTGAGCAGGCCAATCTGGAATCGGAAATGACCGACCAGCTGGACATCCTGGATCGCCGCCTGGAATGGATGGCCGCGTCGGCGCTGTCCTTCGGTATGGTGACCATCACGGGCGACGGCTTCCCAACGGTCGTCGTTGACTTCGGCCGCGACGCCACGTTGACCGTGGCGAAGACCACCACCGCCAAATGGACTCCGCAGAACGTCGTCGCCGGCACCGCGACCCCGGCGCAGGACATTGAGAACTGGCAAACCCAGATCCTCAAGAAGTCCGGCGCCGTCGTCACCGATATCGTGTTCACCACTAGCGCCTGGGCCGGCTTCCTGAAGGACCCGGCACTGACCGGCGCGATCATCTATCCGAAACTGGGTGAGCAAGGCAACGTGATCCAGAACGGCGCGCAGATCCAGCGCGGCGCGGTGTACAAAGGCCGCTGGGGCCAGTACGACCTGTGGCTGTACAACGACTGGTACGTGGACGACAACAACGTCGAGCAGCCTATGCTGGTCGACGGCACGGTGATCATGGCCGGCGCCGACCTGATGGGCACGCGCGCCTTCGGACAGATCATGGACCCGGCCTTCAACTACGAAGCGCTGCCATACGCGCCGAAGACCTGGGTCGAAAATGATCCGGCTCAGCGCATTCTGCTGCTGCAGTCGTCGCCGATTGTTATCCCGTCGCGCGTCAATGCGTCGTTCTCGGCAATGGTGATCTGACATGGCTAAAAACGAAACGCAAGACGCAGTGGTCGCGGCGCGCAAGTCCGTCGATGTCGACGGCAAGATCTACGGCCCCGGCGCCACGGTGACGCTGCCAACGGCAGAGGTTGCTGAACTGCGCGGCAAAGGCTTCCTGGTTGATCCGGATGCCGATGTCGAAGTGGTGGACGGCCCGACGCCGTCGGTGAACATCACCGGCGAAGCGGGCGCGTAGCAATGGGCATCGACTGGGACCGCATGGTTCTCGGCCCGACGGTGAAAGTCTTTGGTGAAACGGTGACTTTCACGCCCGCAGGAGGGCAGGCAGTCGATGTCCAGCTCGTCTACGACGAGGGCAACAAGGACATCTCCCTGGCGGGCGGTAGCTCTCTCAATTCGTCGAATCCAATCGTCAGCGGCCAGATTTCGGTCTTCCCTGTCGAGCCTGAGCAAGGCGACACGGTGCTGATCGTGCGTACCGGCGACCTGTTCGTCATCGCGGACGTGAACGAGGACGGCAAGGGTAGCGTGACACTGTCGCTGAACTACATCGGAGACGGACTATGAGTTCGCCACCGATGACAGCCAGACGCCAGCTGCGTTTGGCCGTTCTGGCCGCGTTGAAGAATGCGACGAGTGCGGTCGCCGTCGACTCGCCAGGTGATTGGACGACGCAACCTCCGAACATGCCGGCGATCTTGGTCCGCTCGCCGCGTGGGAGTAAGGAGGCGTTCTGCCGTGGGGCTTTCAACTTCACGTCCACGGTGGCGGTCGAAATCGAGACTAAGGTGCTGGGCAAGACCGGCCCTGAAGCGCAGGACAACTTGGAAGCGCTCGACGCCGAAGTCGAGGCTGCGCTCTTCACGAATCATGCGTTTATCGCGTTGGTGCAGCAGGTGACTATCGACGTCGAATCAGAGGTGTCGTCCGAAGGGCGGCATCACTACGGCGGAACAAAGTTCACCATCCGATGCGAAGTTGCCGAGGCATTTGATCCAGTGTACGACGCTCCGTCGGCTTTCCAGCCGGTGGCGGTGTCGCTCGATGGGATGACCGTGCACGCTGACCTGGTCAACGTTTTTGATCCCAGCGGCACCTACCCAAACGGCGCATTTCCAGCTGCAACTCTACCGGCGCCGCGTAGCGCCGGCCCCGACGGCCGTGACGAAGGTGGCCTCTCTATCAATTTTCCTCACTAGGAGATTTTATGTACGTGAAACCCGCGCCGGGTCTGAGTATCCGCGACCCGGATCTGAAGGACCTGCTGCCGGAATCGGGCCGCCTTGTGCCCGATACCGATTACTGGCTGCGCCGCGTGCGCGACAACGACGTCATCGAGGCGGAAGCGCCTGCAGAGGACGAGTCGCCAGCGCCGGCTCCGGCCGCTAACCATGAAGGTGAACAATAATGGCGATCAGCTTCAAGAACATTCCTGCGAACGTCCGCGTACCGCTGTTCTACGCAGAAACGGATAACTCGCAGGCCAACAGCGGCCAGTCAACGCAGCGAGCGCTGATCATCGGTCAGATGACGGCGGCCGGCAGTGGCGCGGCCAACGTGCCGGTGATGTCGCAAGGCGTCACCGATGCGGCCTCGGTCGGCGGTGTCGGCTCGATGCTGCACCTGATGACGCAGGCATACCGCCTCAACGACACCTTCGGCGAAGTCTGGTATCTGCCGCTGGCGGACGACGCGGCTGCCACGGCCGCCGTAGGCTCCGTCAACTTCACCGCAGCTGCGAGCGCCAATGGCACGCTGAACTTGTACGTCGGCGGTGTGAAGGTCGCGCTGCCGGTGCTGACCACGCAGACCACCGCCGCGCTGGCAACGGCGCTGGCCGCTGCGATTAACGCAACGCCTGGCCTGCCGGTGTCGGCGACGGCCGCGACCAACACGGTCACGCTGACGGCGCTGAACAAGGGGCCGTGCGGCAACGACATCGACCTGCGCCTGAACTACCTGGGCACGCGTGGCGGCGAGGTCACGCCAACCGGCATGACCGCGACGATCACGCAGATGACCGGCGGTGCAACGGCGCCGAACTTGACCAACGCCTTCGCCAATTTCTCGAACCAGGCGTTCGACTTCATCGTGTGCCCGTACACCGATGCCACCAGCTTGAATGCGGTGCAAGCCCTGCTGAACGACATCACCGGTCGCTGGAGCTGGTCCACCCAGCTGTACGGCCACGCGTTCGCGTCGCTGAAGGGCACGGTCGGTGCGTTGACCACGGCCGGCCTGCTGCGTAATGATGCGCACACCTCGATCATGGGTGTGTACGACAGCCCGACGCCAACCTGGCTGTGGGCGGCTGCGAATGCCGGCGCGGTCGCCAACAGCGTGCGTGCTGATCCGGCGCAGCCGCTGCAGACGGTCGTCATCCAAGGCGTGCTGGCGCCGCCGTTGCAGTCGCGTTTTCTGCTGACCGACCGCAACACGTTGCTGTACGACGGTATCTCGACCTTCACGGTCGGCGACGATGGCACGGTCGCTATCGAGAACCAGATCACCACCTATCAGAAGAACGCTGCCGGCAATGCCGACAACAGCTATCTGGAAGTGGAGACGCTGTTCACGCTGGCGTATGTGCTGCGCCAGATGAAGAGCGTGGTCACCAGCAAGTACGCGCGCTCGAAGCTGGCCGCCAACGGTACGCGCTTCGGTCCTGGCGCAAACGTGGTGACGCCGAACCTGATCCGCGCGGATCTGATTGCCCAGTACCGGACGCTGGAGCAGCAGGGCGTGGTGCAGAACGGTGACGCCTTCAAGGCCAACCTGATCGTGCAGCAGAACGCGCAGAACCCCAACCGCGTTGACGTCCTGTGGCCGGGCACGCTGATCAACCAGCTGCGCATCTTCGCGCTGCTGGCTCAGTTCCGCCTGCAGTAGCGGTCAGCGCAAGCAGTCAACCATGCCGCCTTCGGGCGGCTTTTTTTATAGGGAAGTGATATGGCAGATACAACCAACCGGCTGGCCGGTACCGCGTTTATCTCGGTCGATGGCCAGACCTACATGCTGGCTGGCGACCTGGGTTACAGCCCATCGGGCGTGACGCGGGAAACGCTGACCGGTCAGGATCGTGTGCACGGCTACTCGGAGAAGCCGAAGCAGGGCTCGATCAGCGCGACGCTGCGCGACTCCGGCGGCCTGTCCGTCAAGTCGTTCAATGCGATGACCAATGTGACGGTCACGCTGGAGCTGGCCAACGGCAAGACGGTACTGGGCCGGAACATGTGGACCGTGGAGGCCCAGGAGGTGAAAACCGCCGAGGGTACGTTTGAAGTGAAGTGGGAAGGTTTTAGCGTCGAGGAGGTTTAAGGATGGAAACGGTAAACAACGAGCAGGACGGCGCTGGCGCCGATGTAGCAGTTCAGGACGAAAAGACGGTCACGCTGCGTAAGCCGGTGACGGTCGGTAAGGGCGCTGGTGTCGTGTACACCACGCTGGATCTGCGCGAGCCGACTGCCGGCGAATTGGAGAAGGCATCGAAGGCGGATACGGAAATCGGCGTTGTGCTGAATCTGATTTCGCTGGTGGCGAAGGTTCCACGCGCCGTGGCGGAAGGTCTGTGCTCGCGTGACCTGAAAGAAGCATCCACTTTTTTGGGCAGCTTCAGCGAGGACGTCCCGACAACTGGCGAGACGTCGTCGCCGAACTGACCAAGTACTACGGATGGGGGCCGCGCGACGCGTGGTCCCTGACCTGGTCGGAAATGAAGTGGTGGAATCAACAAGCTCTGCGGATGAACGAGGCGGCTAAAGATGGCAAATAATTTTCAAATCACGATCACGGCGATTGATCGCGCGACTGCTGTTGTGCGCCGAATCAACGCCGGGATGGCGCGCATCACACAGCCGATCACGAACATCCGTCGAGCTGCCGGCGCACTGACAAGGGAACTGGGCTTCGACAAAGTCGGGGTGGCCGTTGGCGGCGTCGTCAAGAACGTCCGCCAGCTTGGCAGCCAGCTGGGCTCGTTGCTGGGACCGCTGGCGATCATTGCCGGGGGCGGAACGCTGGCCGGGATCGCGGCGCTTGCGACGGAGTGGGGTCGCATGGGTTCCGAGATCTCGCGAACTGCCTCAATGCTCGATATGGGCGCTGGCAAGCTGCAGGCGCTGCGCGGTGCCGGTGCGCTGGCCGGCGTAGGCGCGCAGGAGCTGGAAGGTGGGCTGAAAAGCCTGGGCGACACAATGGAGGATGCGCTGTACGGGCGCAACCAGCAGGCGCTGGTGGTGCTGAACCGCTTGGGCGTGGGCATCCACAAAACGAAGGACGGTTCGATCGACGCGGCGCGCGGCTTCCGCGACCTGGCCGGTGCGATTGCCGCAACGAAGAATGTACAGGTGCAGGGCCTCATCGCTCGCACCTTTGGCCTGGAGGCAGCGTTGCCGCTGCTCCGCAAGGGGCCGGAAGCCATCGAGGCATACGAGCGCAAGGTGGCGTCGCTCGGTGGCATCATGGGTGGCGAGGCGCTGGCCGCCGCCGTGAAGTTCAAGGAGTCGCTGAGCTTTCTGGACATTGCCGTGCAGGGCGTGCGCAACTCCATCGGCGAGAAGCTGCAGCCGATAATCGGTCCTCTGATCGAGCAGCTGACGGCGTGGATCGCCGGCAACCGCGAATTGATCTCGACGAAGGTGGCCGAGTTCGTGCAAGGCGTGGCGCAGTGGATCTCGCGCCTCGACTTCAAAGAGATCGGTGAGCAGGTACGCCAGTTCTGCGCGGACATCGAGTCGCTGGTGGATAAGTTCGGCGGCTGGCAGAACGCTGCCGGTGCCGTCGTGCTGGCCATGAATGCCGGGTTGCTGGCAGGCGTCATCAACCTTGGCCTGGCTATTGGCAATCTCGCCGTCGTGTCTGTGCCGGTTCTGATTCGCGGCTTCGGCCTGTTGGCGGCGGCAACGGAAGCGTCGCTTGTGCCTGCAATCGTCAAGGGGCTGACCAATGCGGCCCTGTACACGGCGATGCTGGCCGATATGGCTGTGGGTATCCCCGTGGTCGGATCGTTGCTTGGCGGCCTTTCTGTCGCGTTTGCGAGCGTCGGCGCGGCCATCGCTGCCACGCCGGTCGGCTGGTTGATTGCTGGTGCGGCGGCCGTCGCCGCAGCGGTCTACGCGATTTACAAGAACTGGGACAACATCACGGCCTATTTCAGCGAGAAATTCGCCGGCATCAAAGCGGCGTTCCAGAAAAACTGGCTGAACGGGATCGTCAAGGCGCTATGGGAATTCAATCCCGTCAAGATTCTGGCCGACGCGTTCAACGGCTTGTCCAAGTGGTTGTTTGACTTCGATCTGTACGACGCAGGCAAGAGCCTCATCAACCGGCTTATCGGTGGTGTCAAGTCGGTCGCAGCGATGCTGCCGAAGTCGGTGCTGAAATTCCTGGGCATCGAGGGCTGGGCCAATTCTCCGGTTCAGGTGTCGGCTACCGTGGCGCCAGCTGCAGGTGGTCCGAAGTCTGCGCCGAACGTGCCGACAGTGCAGACGTCTGCACAGAAGACTGCTGCTTCGTTGGGGGTGAGGAACAATAATCCTGGCAACCTGCGGCAGTGGGGCGACATGCCGCGCGACGCGAAGGGTTACGCCATGTTTCCCACGGCTGACGCTGGGCTGGCTGCGGCAATCAAGAACCTGCGCGCTCAGCAGCAGGTCCACGGGCTGAACACCATCGAGAGCATCATCGGCAAGTGGGCGCCACCGTCGGAAAACGATACCGGCGCCTACATCTCGGACGTGGTCAAGCGTACCGGCTTCGGCGCAAAGCAACGCCTGAATCTGGACGACGCTGCGACGGTTGCACCGCTGATCTCCAGCATCATCAAGCACGAGGGCAACGGCGCGGCGTACAGCGACGAAATGATCAACAAGGCCGTCGCCGCCCAGCTGGGCGCGGCGGGTGCCGGTACGCAGCAGAAATCGGCACCCCAACAGGTCGAGATGGCGCTGACGCTCCACGGCTTGCCTGCAGGCGTAACGGCCAGCGCACAGACGAAGGGCGGGCAGTCGATGCCTGTCCGGGTCGCGTATTCGATGCCAACGGGGATTACACCATGAGTTTTGACCAACTGACCGGCGGCGTTCAGTCGCTGGCGAACACTGTTTCGAGCGGGCAGAACGTCACCAACCGCCTTGCCGCCGACTTGGGCGCTGGCGGCGGTGGCGACGCCGGATCGTGGCTTTCTAAGCTGCGGCCGGCGTCGTTTCGAGGCGTGCCCTTCAAGGTACTGGAAGGGCAGCTCAAGTTCGGGCGCCGCAGCGTCATCCATGAATACCCATTCCGTGACACGGTGTGGGTGGAGGACCTGGGCCGCGCCGCGCGCCGTATCGCCTTCACGGCATACATCGTCGGCGACGACGTCATCGCGCAGCGCGACCAACTGCTGAAAGTTTGTGAGGAAGCCGGCGCGGTCGAGGGCGGCGAACTGGTGCACCCTACGCTGGGCCGCATGATCGTCAGCCTGGCAGATGGCGTGAGCTGCGCGGAGCGCTGGGATCGCGGCAGGGTATTTGAGCTTGCCTTCTCGTTCGTAGAGCAGGGCAAGCGCATATTTCCAAATTCTGCGGTCGATACGCAGTCGGCTGTGGCCGGTGCTGCTGAAAAGGCCAAGGCGGCGGCGAAGGCAAACCTGATCAGCGCCGCTGCCGGCGCGCTGAAGTCGGGACTGGCGGTGGTGGCGCAGGCCACCTCGGCGGTCTCGACCTGGGCGGGCGCCGCTCAGCGCCTGGTCAACGATGCGACGAACCTGTACCACTTCGTACAAACCATGCCCGGCGAGTTCGGGCGCATGTTCGGCAGCAATTCAACAAGGCCCGCCGGGTCTGGTGCAACTGTCGACAGCCTGGTGGCGCAAGGCGCAGCCAACCGCGCCAAGGTGGCGGTAGCGGCCACTAAGCTCACCAGCACCGCCAGCGCGCTTGCAAGTGTCTCCGGTGGCGGTGCGACACCTGCCGGCGCGCAGACGTCCACAGCTGGCAGCAGCGTGCCGCCTGCGGTGTCCGCTGCGCTGTCAGCTTACGTCGACGCGGTGCATGCCCTGGTTGCCACGGTAGCTGCTGCGGCGCCGTCGCCTCCGGACGCGTTGCGCCTGCTGACGGGCCTGACTGCCGCCGCGCCGGGTCTGCCGGGCGGTTTCGCTAAGCCTGTGTACCCCGTCAATACCGTGGCGCCGGCAACCAGTGCGCAGGCGTCCGCATTGATGGCTGGCGCGACTGCGGATCTGTTCCGGCGCGCAGGCGTGATCGAGCTGGCGAAGGCGAGCGCGAGCTACACGCCGTCGTCCACCGACGATGCGGTTGCAGTCCGGCAGCAGGTAACCCAGCTGGTCGAAGCCGAGATGCAGATCGCCGCCGACCAAGGGCAGGATGACAGCTACCAAGCGCTGCACGATGTCCGTACGGCGGTCGTGCAGGACCTTGCGGCACGCGCCGCCGACCTGGCCAGCATGGTGCAGGTTGCCACGCCCCATTCGGTGCCGGCGCTGTTTCTGGCACAACGGCTCTACAGGGACGCCAGCCGGGCTGACGAGCTGGTGGCCGAGGCCAACCCGATACATCCCGCGTTCATGCCGCCGTCGTTCAAGGCGCTGGCGCGATAAACCGGCCGCTTCGGCGGCCTTCCGAAAGAAAAACGATGCAAGATGATCTGACTCTCGTTGTCGGGGGCATGCGCCTGTCCGGTTGGGACTCGATCCGCGTCACCGCCGGCATCGAGCGTTGTCCGAACGAGTTCGATATCACGATGAGTGAGCGCTTTGCGGGCGAGCTGGCCGGCGCGTCGACGGTGGTGAACGCGGGCGACTCCTGCGATGTGCTGCTCGGCGACGATCTGGTGATACGCGGCTACCTTGACCGCTTCATACCGACGATCAACGAAGGGCAACACGCGATACAGGCCGCTGGACGCGGGCGTTGTCAGGACCTTGTGGATTGCGCGGCGGAGTGGCCGGGAGGTCAGATTACGGCGTCGAGCGCGCTGGGTGTTGCGCAGAAGCTGTGCGAGCCGTACGACCTGTCCGCTACCTGCCTCGGCGATGCTGGCGGCCCGATTCCGCTGATGGTCCTTAACAACGGCGAGACGGCCTTTGAGATCATCGAACGCGTCTGCCGATACAGCGCGCTGCTGGTGTACGAAGGTCACGACGGCAACCTGGTGCTGAGCCAGGTGGGGACGGAGAAGGCCGCGAGCGGCTTCCAGCAGGGCGTCAACGTGTCGAGCGCGGCATGCGCGTTCTCCGCTGACCAGCAGTTTTCCGAATACCTGGTGGTGCGTATGTCGATGGACGTGCTGCAGGACGCTGGCGACGCCGGCAACACGGTCGAGACGGTCACGAACCCGAACATCAAGCGGCATCGGCGCCGCGTGATCGTTTCGGAGGGCGGCGACATGGGATCGGACGTGGCGAAGCAGCGCGCGCTGTGGGAATGCAGCAGACGCTGGGGCCGAGCGGCGCAACTGCGCCTGGCCACGGACAGCTGGCGGGACTCCGCCGGCAATCTCTACAAGCCGAACACGCTGGTCGACATCGATATTCCGTTCCTCAAGATCGTCAAGCGCACCTGGTTAATCAGCGAGGTGACATACCGGCGCGACGGGCAGGGCACGGCGGCCGACCTGGTCATCATGCCGCCGGAAGCGTTCGCGCCTGAACCAATCTTGCTCCAGCAGGGACCTGCGGAGCTGGGGCAGCAATAGGAGAACGCATGAGTGAGATTTACGCCGCCATCGAGCGGGTGTATCGCCGGGTGCTGCTAGTGGTCGGGCGCGGCCGGATCAAGACCGGCGCGGACGACGGCCCAGCCCAGAGGCAGCAGGTGCGGCTGAGCCAGTTCGAGACGTTCGACGACATCCCACGGCTGTCTGAGTACGGCTTCAATTCGATGCCGCCGGAGGAGTCCGACGCGGTGCTGATCTTCGCCGGGGGCAACCGCCGCGACGGCGTCATCATCGCCACCGGCAATCAGACGTACCGCATGCGCAACCTCAAGCCGGGCGAGGTATCGATCTCCGACAACCTGGGGCAGTCAGTCTACCTGACGCAGAGCGGCATCGTCATCGACGGCGCCGGTCTGCCGATCCTGGTGCACAACACGCCGTCCGTGACGTTCGACACACCTACCGTACACGCGACTGGCGATGTAGTTATCGACGGCGCGCTGCTGGTCAAGAAAGACGCCACGGTCGAGCAGAACGTCCTGGTCGAGAAGAGCATAACGGCGCAGGGCGATATTTCCGACCACGGCAGCAAGTCGATGGCGGCGATGCGCGACGTCTTCAACAACCACGATCACGCGGTGGCCAGCGTCAAGGCCGGCACCGACAGCGTCAAGACCAACAAACCGAACCAATCCGAATGAGCGACACAACAATTATCTGGGACCCCAAGCAGGGGCTTGGCGACTGGGCGCTGGACGGCGCCCAGCTGCAGGCCGGGAACGATCTGGTGACGGCTGTCTACATCAGCATATTCAGTGACCGGGTGGCCGGCGCCGACGACGTCATTCCGGACGGCTCGGGCGACCCGCGCGGCTGGTGGGGCGATGGCGATGTTGTCATCGGCTCGCGGCTGTGGCTGCTGCGCCGCTCCAAACAGACCATCGAAACGCTGAACCTGGCCAAGGACTACATCACCGAGGCGCTCCAGTGGCTGATCGATGACGAGGTTGTTGGCAGCTTCGATATCACGGTCGAGTGGACAGCGGCCGGGATGCTGGGCGCCAACGTGGTCGCACACAAGCCGGCCGGCGGGCCGACATCAATGCAATTTTTCTGGAACTGGAGTACCTGACATGCCATACGCACGACCAACACTGTCCGGCCTGCAGGAGACGGTGGCCAGCGACATTGCCGCCAGCCTCAAGGGTTCGGATGCACTGCTGCGCTTCTCCAATCTGGGCATCACCGGCCGGGCGCAGGCGGGCCTGGCCAACATGCACTACGGCTACCTGGACTGGATCGCCAAGCAAGCGGTGCCCTTCACGTGCACCGATGAATTCCTGGAAGGCTGGGCGGCGCTCAAGGGCGTCTTCCGCGCCCCACCGACCAGCGCGGCCGGCACGGTCACGTTTAATGGCGCCGCCGGAAAGTCGATCCCGAAGGGCGCGGGCATTGCGCGCAGCGACGGCGTCGCGTTCGTTGCAACGTCGGCGGCCATCGTGGCGGCGGACGGCACGATTTCAGTGCCGGTGAGCGCTGTTGCCGATCCTGCCGGGCTTGCTGGCGCCTTCGGTAATACGCCGGTCGGCTCGGCGATGACGCTATCGCAGTCCGTCGCCGGCATCCAATCTACGGGCGCTGTGAGCGTCGAGGTCAAAGGCGGCGCGGATCTGGAGGGCAGCGATAGCTTGCGCAGCCGGATGCTTGCTGCCTATCAGCAGGCGCCGCAGGGCGGTGGCCAGACCGATTACGAGGGCTGGGCAAAGACAGCGCCCGGCGTCACGCGCGCCTGGTGCGTGCCCAATGGCTTCGGCGTCGGCACGGTGGTGATCTTCACGATGTTTGACCAGGTGCGCGCCGCTTCGGGCGGCTTCCCGCAGGGCACGGACGGCGTATCTGCTGCTGAGCCGCGCGGGATCGTCGCCAGCGGGGACCAGCTGGTCGTGGCCAACACCCTTTACGGCCTGCAGGCTGCGGTGGGGCTGGTGTATGCCGCCGCGCCGATCCCGCATCCGGTCAACTTGACCATACAAGGTTTGAACCCGGCGCTGCAAGCGACCGTCACGGCGGCTGTCGCAGCCACGCTGCTGACGCAAGGCCGGCCAGGGGGAACGATCCCCTTCGGCGCCGTCTGGTCGGCAATCGCCACGGCCGTGAACGGTAATGCGTTCACTGTGACGCCTACCGCCGACGTTGTTTGTGGTTTCGGCCAGTTGCCGGTGGTTGGCACGATTAGTTTCGGAGGTTGATATGGCCGCTCCTTCTTATAGCGCGTCTGACTATCTCGGCGCGCTGCAGGCGCTGATGCCGCGCGGCCGGATCTGGCCGCGTGATGTGTCCTCGGTGCAGGCCAAGGTGCTGGCCGGCTTGACGAGGGTCTACGAGGCGCAAAACCAGCGCGCCAACAACCTGCTGGTCGACGCGTTCCCCAAGACTGCGGCGGAGCTGCTGCCGGAGTGGGAAGCGACGCTCGGGCTGACTTTGACCAGCGCAGGGCCGGCCGCGACAGTTGCCGGGCGCCAGGCGCTGGTGGTGGCCAGACTGATCGGCGCCAACGGCATCGCGGCCGACGATTTCGCAGGCTACGCGGCGCTGCTCGGCTACTCGATCACGGTCAAAGGGAATGCGCCATTCCGCTGTGGCCAGAGCCGCGCAGGCGCGCACGTCGGCGGCGTCGAGCGCATGTTCGAGTGGATCGTCACCGCGCACGCGCTGGCGTCGATGCCGTTCGGCGCGTACGGTCCCGCGCTGCTGCAGCAGGAAATGCAGCGCCTGGCGCCGCCGTACGCCTTCCTTAAATTCGTTTTCAACTGAGGTGACAGATGTATCAAATTGATGTGCCAAGTGCCTCACCCACGCTGCCAGCTGCTTCGGCGCCGGGCCTGGCCGGATATTTCACTGACGGAAGCGTTGCCGGCGGCATCGATCCGACTGTCGTGCCGGCGGAGTTTCTCAACGCGGTGATGCTGGAGCTGCTGGCGGTCGTTGCTGCCGGTGGCCTGGCACCGGCGAAAGGATCGAACGGGCAGATGCTGCTGGCGATCCAGAACCTGATCGAGGCGCGCTCGGGCAACTACGCGCTCGATACCGGGGTGGCCGGCGCGTTCGTCGTTGCGCTGAGTCCCCCGGTCGCCGCCTATCCGAACGGCCTGCAGGTGCGATTCCGCGCGACGCATGCCAATGCCGGCGCGTGCACGTTGGACGCGGGCGCCGGCCCAGTGCCGCTGCAGCGCGACGACGGCGCGCCACTGCAGCAGGGCGACGTGCCCAACAACAGCATCGTCAGCGCGACCTATGACAAGCCATCCAACGCGTTCCTGCTCAACAGCGTCGTGCCGTCGCAGTTCGGTGCGCTGGCCAAGCTCGGCATCGGCGCCGGACTGGTCAACGACGGTGCGGGCAACCTGGCAGTGAACTACGCGGCGCTGTCGTCAGATATGTTTTTTATCGGTCAACTTTAAGAGGAAACGATGGGAAGTTTTGTAGCAAAGGCGGCACCGCCAGCCGGGCAGTACACGACGTTGGGCCTGGTGCCCAACGATATGACCATCAACATCATCGGCGTCAACACTGATCCGATCAACGCGGTGACAGTCCGCCTCGGCCTGTCCAGTGCGGCCGTGGCGCCGCTGCCGATCCCCGCTGCTGATTACATCGAAATTCCGGATCTGGTCATTCCAGCCGGCGGCAAGCTCGAATTGACCGCGTACGCGGTTCTCGCGGGCGAAGCAATAACAGTCTTTAACAGCGCCGCCACGTTGAGCTGGCGCGCGCACGGTCGCTAGGAGGACCTATGCCACGATATTTGACAAGCAATACCGGCACTTCCGGCAACCAGGCCGTCCAAGCCAATCTGGCTACCATGATCCTCGGCGAGGATGTGAAGGCCGGCGATCCCATCTCAATCGGCGCCGATGGCCTGGCGTATTGGGGCGTCGAGCCATCCGCTGTCGGGGCATCGCTGCGCCCGCTGAACAACGCCAACCCGGTAATCAATGGCCTGCAGATCCCGTTGATTACCGCATCGACGCAGGTGCCGACCGCTATCAGCGCCTTCTCTGCGGACAAGCTGGCCAACGGCAACATTGTGATTGCCTGGCGCACCGATCCATTCCTCTACTACGCGATTTACAAGCCTGACGGCACGCCGGTTCTGCCTGCAACGCTCATCGAAAATGGCGGCACACCGACGATCAACCGCCCCGTGAAGGTGAGGGCACTTGCTGCCGGTGGCTTCGCGCTCGGCTGGTGCAATCTGAACGGTGCGATCTACACGCCGCGGTTCGCACTCTACGATGCGTCTGGAGTGCTGCAGAACGCCGTACTTAACGTGGAGAATCCCGCGACGTCGTTCGCCACTATCGCCATCGATATTCAGCAGCTGGCCAGCGGCAACATCATCTACGCGTATGGCGCGCACAACGGTACGAACTACCAGCCGCGCTTTTCGATCTACAACACCGCTGGCGTCGCGCAAGTGTCCAACGTCCAAGTGGACACGACGATTACCGCTGCGATCACGCTGCCAAGCACTGCGCTTGGCGTGATCGGCGTCACGGTGCTGAGCGGTGGTTCCTTCGTGTATGCGTTTGGCCTCTTCGACGGAACCAATACCAATACGTTCTTCCGGCGGTACGACGCGACCGGCGCTGCTCAGGCTGCTCGTACCTCGCACGCCGGCACCAGCTCGTCTGGCAACGGCGCCCCGCTGGCGCTCTGTGCGACGACCGATGGCGGTTTTGTGATCTCGGCGAGTAACAACATCAAAAAGTATGATGTTGGCGGCAACGCGGTAGGCCCAGCCGTCGGCGGCTTGACCTGGGGGCACTCGCTCACTGCGCTCCCTGGCGGTGGCTATCGTGTAGCGGTTTGCGCGACGAGCTTGAACGTCTGGATTTTCAATGCCGGCGGCGTGCAGGTCGGGACAACGCTATCTTTGGATAGCGGAACGACGACCAGTAATTACGTCACCGAGTCGGTGCTGAGCGACGGTTCGATCCTGTATTCGTACGTAAAAGGCTCGGCTGCAGTTTTCACCCGCGTAGACGCCAACCTGAATGTAATTGGCTCGCCTGGGACGAACGTGGCTGCGACCACCGGACTCCCTCCGATTTTCGGCTTCGGCATTACCAGTCCGATCAGCGCGATCCCGACCTTTGCGGTGATCTCGTTCGGCTCATCGGGCGTGATCGTAGGGATCTACAACAGCTTCGTTCAAAAGCTGACCCTAATCGGGGTGGCCACGGCGAGCGGGGCGAAAGGTTCTGCTGTGCCGGTGCAGTACACCGGCGTCGCAAGCCTGCGCGTGGGGTTCAAGCAACCGTACGTCGTGAACTATCAGGGCAACACGCCGCCTGGTCAAAAAATGTCCATCGTCGGTAACAGCGCAATCTTGTTGGGAGTTCAGTGATGAAATATTTTTTGGTAACTGGCGATGATCGCTTTTACGCCGGCACGTCGTTCCCGCATTTCGATACCGTTTATGGCGCCTGGCGATGCGAGTCAGGCTTGCTGGCCGACGCTGGCCAGCACCGCCAGATTCAATTCGAGGAGGACGCGGGCGACGCGGTCGAGGCACTTCCGCTGCTGACCCCGATGACGCTGTACATGGCGTTCAAGCCGGCGGAGCGCATTGCGATCAAGACGTCGGCCGATCCGCTGGTGCAGGAATTCTGGGCGATGTATCAGCTGTCGGTGCAGCTGCAGAAGCCGACCGACCCGAATCTGCCTTCAGTGCGCGAGGCAATCGGCTACCTGGCCGCGCCGGTGGAGCCTGGCCCTGGCGCCGGCATCCTCGCCGGCGCGGAGCGAATCGAGGAAATCCTCGCGGGTATCCCGCAGTAACGAACGCTTCACTCTCCCAACAGCCGCCTTCGGGTGGCTATTTTTTTGTCTGCTGAAAGGAAGTTATGCACCGAGATTCACACGCCCCTTCGCACTCTGACCAGGAACGCCTGGCACGGGTGGAAACCGAAGTCGGCTTTTTGAAGGAAATGTTCAGCGAGGTCAAATCCGCGCTGCTGCAGGTGGCCGACGACATGCACAAGCTGGCGGTGCTGGAAGCCGAACGCGCAGAGGATCGCCGCACGATCAAGCGCGTCTTCGAGCAATTCCGCGCCGTCAACGAAGCGGCTGCGAAGCTGGACAAGCGCATCACCGATCTGGCCGCAAACGTCGGTGCAGCGGAAACCCGCCGCGTCGAGAACGAGCTGAAAGAGCGCAACCGCTGGCTGTGGGAACTGGCGCGTACTGGCCTGGCTGTCGCGGTTGCCTTGGGCTTGGCGAAGATGGGGGTACGCCTCGTATGAAGCCTGACGACTTTATCGCACAACTGGCGCCGGCCGCTATCGCCTCAGCCAAGCTGAGCGGAATCCCGGCCAGCTTCGTGGTCGCCCAGGCGGCGCTGGAATCTGGCTGGGGGACCGCGAAGCCGGCGGTCAATGCGCTCAACCTGTTCAACATCAAAGCCGACGCGAGCTGGACCGGCCCGGCCTGGCAGATGGCCAGCCAGGAATACGTCGCCGGCCGCACGGTGCTGGTTCCTGCGAAGTGGCGCATGTATCCGAGCTGGCAGGCAAGCGTGGAGGATCACGCCGCGTTCCTGAAAAAGAACAAGCGCTACGCGGCATGTTTCGCACCGCCAGATTGGACTTCGCCGGCTGGCCGGCAGCTGCTGGTCAAGTGCGGAAACAGCGCGGCGCTGGCCCGGCCAGCGTGGTTCGCCATGCAGATCGCCGCCGCCGGCTACGCCACCGATCCAGCGTACCTGGACAAGGTGCTGCAGGTGCTGCGCGGTCACAACCTGATTGGTCTGGATTCCCAGCGCTAATCGCTTTCAACAGCCGCTGCGCGACCGCCAGCGGCTTTTTTCTTCCTTATCCTGGAGTTTGTATGTCTCATAAAGAGAAATTGATTCTGCACGTCCTGATTGGCTTCGTAGGCTATGCGGTGTGGGCGCTGATGGCGTTCTTCGATCCGTCCCTGCGTCACGACTTCCTGGTGTTCAACGTCGGCATGGCCACCGGCACCATTGGACTGGCGCTGCGCAATATGAAAGACGCGTCTGATGCGTCAACTGTGCCGGCGCCTTCGCCCGTGGCGGCCGAGCAGGCGGTGATGGTGTGCGGCAGGCAGACTGCCTTGCCGCCGGCACCGCCCATGCGTCCTGAGTCGGCGAGTGGCCTGCAGGCTGGGTTCGCGCGCCTGAGCATGATGATGGTGATGGCGCTGTGCACGCTGGCCGTCTTGTCCGCTTGCTCGTTGATGCCACAGAACGTCAGTGCGGTGCAGGAAGGCGTGGCGCAGACGGTTGTCCAGTCGTCGGAGCGCACTATCTGCCGCGATATCCCAATTGGCACCTGGTTGCGCCTGTACGGCGCCAATGCAGACCGCCTGAAGGGCTGGCAGGCGCTGTGCTTCAATCCGGTGACCGCGCCGCTGAACGCGGAAACCATCGCCGCAATTCTGAAGGTGTATCCCGGCTTCGTCGCGGCGTCGACGGCCGCGCCGCCGCCTGTGACGTCCGATAGCGTGCTGGGTGTCGGCGCAGCGGTGCAATCCGGATCTGCGCCGCCGGTAAGCGGGGAGGGCGCGAAGTGACCGCAGCTTTTCTCAGCGCCCTGGAAGTTGAATGTGTGGACGATACAGCCAGCAGTGGGCGTGGCATCTGGCGCTTGACCGCGCCCCTGCGGTATTACTCCGATGTCCTCGGCCGGCAGATCGAGATCGAAGTAGGCTTCCTGACGGACTACGCAAGCGTGCCGCGTATCCCGTTTGCATACTGGCTTTTTGGCGATACAAGCCACCGCGCGGCGGTGGTCCATGACTGGCTTTATCGCCACCATGAAGTTTGTAGTCGCGCCCAGGCCGACGATGTGCTGATGGAGGCGATGACTGTGGAAGGTATTCCCCGCTGGCGCCGGGCTGGGATTTACGCTGGCGTGCGTGTTGGTGGGGCGTCGGCGTGGAACGAAGATGCGCGGGGTGCCGGTCATTCGATTACCGGCGGGCGTATTGTTTAAGGCGTGGCGGTTCGCTCAACTGAGCATCATCGCGTGCATAAGACTGCGATGTTCGGAGTTTTTGATCTGTTGTTGCAGATTCCTGACTTCTTCTTCGAACTGAACTTTCAGGCCCTCTATCGCCTCGTAAGAAACCTTCGTTTGGGCGGCGATCAATTTCATCTCCTCGGCGGAGGCGTAGATACTGCTTGCGTCCGATTCTGCTTGCTTAACGATTCCACGCAGAGCGGCGATGTAGTCAATACCTTCCGCCGCCGATTTGAAGTCTGGTTGCGTTAGTAGCACCTCTGGCTTTCGCCAAAGGAGAAAGAAAAAGACGCCTGCTACTAAGCTTGTAAAGACTATAAAGAAAGTGGTAAGTGCAATCTGGATGCCGCCCGTGGTCTGGATGACGCCGACACCCATAACTGTCTCAATAACGCCAATGAAAGCGGAAATCAACTTTAGTGGTGTCCACGAAGAGTTGCTTTTTTGATCTTCGGCTGATTTAGTCATGGGTACTCTTTTCGACGCGAATTAATATCTTCTAACGGTATCACAGATTTATTTCTAGCAATAAATTCTCAAGAACAGAGCGCCCGCAGCAGCTGCGTCAACAGCGGCTGCGGGCCTTAATCCACTGTATAGGCCAGTGAACCGAGCAAGGCTCTGCCACCCTCCGGAGGGCGGCGGCAGTCTAGCACAAATGAAAAAGTAAGGTTTACTAATGGCAACACCAATCATTCCGTGGATCGGCGGCAAGCGTCGCTTGGCTGACCGTCTTATTCCTCAATTTCCTCCGCATTCTTGCTATGTCGAGGTATTTGCTGGCGGCGCGGCGCTTTATTTCATGCGGCCGCCGGCAGATGTTGAGGTGATCAACGATATCAATGGCGACTTGGTCAACCTATATCGCGTGGTGAAGAACCATCTGGAGGAGTTCGTCCGTCAGTTCAAGTACGCGCTGTCCAGTAGGGACGTCTTTAAGTGGATGCAAGACACGCCGCCACATGTGTTGACCGACATTCAGCGGGCCGCGCGCTTCTTCTACCTGCAGCAGCAGGCTTTCGGCGGGAAGGTGCAGGGCCAGACTTGGGGCACGGCCACGACTGCCCCTCCGATCAATCTGCTCCGGATCGAGGAGAATCTGTCGGCCGCCCATTTGCGCCTTGCTAGCGCATATATCGAAAACTTAGACTGGCACAAGTGCATCGAGCGCTATGACCGGCCTCATACGCTGTTTTATCTAGATCCGCCGTACTGGGAAACGGAAGGCTACGGGGTCGATTTTCCGTTCTCGGAATACGAGAGAATGGCGGCGCTGATGGCGCGCATCAAGGGTAAGGCAATTCTCAGTATCAACGACCATCCCAACATCAGAAAGGCGTTTGCCCAGTTCCAGATGGATACGACTGGAATCGCCTACACTGTCGGCGGTGGGGGCAAGGCTGTGGAGCGGCAAGAGCTGATCATTTACAGCTGGGATAAACAGGCCGATCCGGTAGGCCTGTTCTAACAAGGGCAGTGCAGACGTCTGCACTGCCTTAATTTGTACTAGTTCATACTCGACCCGACACAGGGTGTCTGACGGACGAGCGACAGCACCCGCACCGTTGCAGACATTTGCACTTATCACCGCACAATGAAGCCGCTGCAACCGTTAGTTAGGGAGCCTCTGCAAGCCAGATACCGGTTCTGATACTCGCTTCATTTTGTAAGGCTGTGATTCAAAATTAAGAGCGCGATGCTGATCGCACCAAAAATAAAAAACCATTCTATCGTGATTGCAACCACCATTCTAAAGCGTCTATGACGGCTAATCCATTTGGGCATTACTGTAAAAATCGAATCAGAAAGTAGCTTATGAGTCTGAACGATCGTCAGCACCGAATACCAGGTAACCCACGCAGCCCATACAACGGCTGCGACTTTGAACATCCAAGATGGATAGTATTCCCATCCCGGAAACGTCCACAGATAGGAGAGCGCGACCGCAAATATGGCGATTACAGGATAAGCTCGTAAATTGTCTCCAATTTGCTTGTGTGTAGATACTTGGATTCCGATAACGGGAAAGTCAAGATACTTATCAAAGCGGGTAGAAAAGTCGATTTCCTGCTCAACCACGTGAGATTTTTCCAAGGCATTAGGCGAGTTATTGTTGATCGGAGTCGTATCCATCAGTATTCTCTTTTGGTTGATGTGGCATCGGCCGAGCGATAACGGTGCTTGGTCGATTGGTCCTCAATCTGAAGGGAATTTTCACCTTGCATCAACAGCCGGTGTTGCTCTAGATCTAGTCTGACCGCAAACAGTCTATCGGCCCGTCTTAAAAGATCTTTAGCAACAGTCAATGGTAAATTTCCCCCTACGCTCGCGGCCATGAAACGTTGACTACTAAACCGGGAGTAGCTCGCTGTAAAGTAGCTGCAGCGACTTGAGGAGAAATCATTTCCTCCTGCCGCAGCATGTCGACTCCGAGCCCAGTTGACTCTGAGATGAATCCGCTGTTCTCTATAAAGGTGGTCATCTGCTTACCTTGATGAAGATAGACGACAATAAACTTGATGGCATCGGGATTGTAAACGATGTCATTATGCGCTACTTTATGTTTAGATGCGGCAGGGAATGGGCGATATTTTTTTATGGAATACCAAGGGGCCTTAAATAGCGGCTTACATTTATGTCTCCCGTCTGGAAGTACAAGGAATAAATCGATATTTCCTTTACTAGCTTTATGAGGTATTGCCCATTTTTCACCCTTGAAAGTCAGAAAGGAATAAGGCTCAGGAACAACTCGGGTTGCCTCATAAGCTTTCAGTATCAAAGGTTCTTGAAAGGTATGGAGGTCAATTTCAATACCTTCGCATACTGCGATAACACCCTTAATTATTGCTGGCCGGTCCTTCCTATTTACAAGAACAATGGAGCTAATTCGTTCCCCTAGGCTGCTGATAGTCCATGTGTAGGAGAATGAAACACCAGTGCCTATTTTTTTTATTGCGAGGTAAAAGCTAATTGGAAAGATAGCTAAGCCAGGCACAATTTTGAAGAATTCCTGAAGAGAAAAAATAAGATCGCAAGTCATTTCAATGTGCTGGATATCCGGTTTTCCATTGTTTCATGAAGGGCAGGTATTGGGCGGTAACGGTCTTTCACAACTCTAACTCATCTGACACCTCGTGTCAGGTCAAGTCTGAGCTAGTACACTTAATTAGGGTCTGTGGGCGCGCGCTCAGTGGTGCGTTCCACGACTACAAGCTGACCTGGCCGAAATACCTCGAACACGGTCTGCTCATCTTCTATCCACTCGCAGTAAATCCCATTCCTCACGCCCTCCCAATCGTGCTGCTCTCCCAGCGCCGAAGACGTCACCCACATGACCTGACCGTCAGGGTCGCCGACCATGCGCACAAGATCACCTGCTTTTGGCCGTTCCTCGTTGGCGTCCATCAAAGCTCCAATTGTGCCGGCGCAGCATCTGCGGGCATTTCGATTGGCATCGATACCTCCGGCCCGTCGGCGCCACTATTGAGCGAACGGGTAACCGGGAACCAAGCGAACAGTTCCACGTCAAGCATCGCTGTGCGCGCAATTTGCTCCGCTTCTTCGGGCGTCAGCTGCGGGTTGAGCCAGCGCCGCGCGTCCTCTTCGGATACCGCGACTGGTCGCCTATCGTGCACATCGACCATGCCACCTAGCGAGTCGGCGGTCACTAGCACGAAGCCGGCTTCCTCCCGGTTTTCGATAAAGGTACCGAAGTTGGCCAAGGCTAGGAGGAATAGCGGCTCGCCGTCTTTTCGGTGGATATGCCACGGCTGCTTGTTGCCCTTTGAGCCGGTCCATTCGTACCAACCGTTGGCGCAGATAATGCCGCGACCGGCGCGCATCAGCGGCTTCCAATACGCGCCGAGCAATTTCTCTACCTTGGCGTTCACAGCGATTGGGATTTTCTTCTTTGGCGGCGCGGGCGTGGAGGCCGCCGCCCAAGCCGGTCGGTAGCTCCAGAACACGTCGTCGGCTACCAACCGGCCGGCCTCCATATGCAGGACGGGGCGATAGGTGCCAGGCGGGACATTCCACCGCGCCGGTGCCTCGCTGCGATTCAATACCTCATCTACCCAGTCAAAGTTCGCCAGGATTCTGCTTATGTCGTTTTGGTCGAGTCTGCCACACATGAAAACATACTACCGCATTTCCGTTTTGATATACTGTACGCACATACAGTATTTTATGCGGGAAAGATAATGAAAGCATGGGTGACGCGGCGGCGGGAGGATGGTGCAGCCTTAGCCTCGCCGGTGTCGGCAGTGGAGGGCGCTGGCCTGCTTGAGTTGCTTGTGGTCGATATCACCGAGGAAGGCAACCGCAGACCGATCAAGGTGGCCAGGCTGTATCCGCTGGGCCAACAGCGCATCCTGGCTCAGCTGAAGTTGCCGGACCTGGTTCAACTGAAGGGCTGGAAGTTGGTGCTGAGCGGCATTGAGGAACTGCGGAACGACGGGAGTCAAATTCGCGGTGTGGGGCAGACCTGGCTCTGCGACTTGCGGCCGCCGGAAAACGCTGTGGGTTTCCGAGTTAAAGAAACCTACGCCTGCGGCGTCCGCCTACCGCGCGCGGCATTGCACCAGACCACTGGAACGCGCGGAAAGCTGGTGGTGGCCGGCGAGTATTCGAATACGCTACAGCGACACACAACCTGCGCTGAGGTGCACCACCACCAGATATCAACCTTCCCGGCGAAGCGTTTGATCAACTGCCATATTGAATTCATCGGGGAATCCACTTTCGGTCTCGGCGGGCTATACGTCCGCGAAGCGCACCAAGAGATGCCCCAGCGCCTCGAGCGTGGCGGGTGGCTATGCGAGCTTGACGTCAAAGAACGCGAACTGACGAAAAGAGAGGCACGGCGTATTCGTTAAGTTTCGCTTGTGATTGTTGTATTGTTACTACCTCTGTCGGCACATTGTGAAAAAAGGGAAGTTAATGAGAAACAATACTGTCTTATAATTGAGCAACTTTAAATTGGCGCCAGGATATACATGCCCATCGATCCACACCGCACGAAGATCTATCACATCACGCATGTGGAAAATCTTGTCGAGATCTTGACTGCGGGCGGTCTGTACTCGGATGTGCAGCTCAAGCTAATGGGGCGCGAAAACAGCCAAATTGGCTACTCCCACATCAAGCAACGTCGTATGGAACAGTATCGCATTGCGGTCTGCGGCGAGCGTTTCGTTGGCGAGTTCGTTCCCTTTTATTACTGTCCAAGGTCGCCGATGCTCTACACTATAAACAAAGGCAATACGGGCCGTGAGCCGGGCTGCCAGACTGAAATTCTGCATTTGGTAAGTAATGCTGGCGCGGGTATGTCGCTCGGACGCGCGTGGGCCGTCAGCGATGGTAACGCTGGTGCTGGCTATGCCGAGTTTGCCAACGGTGCTGATGCGCTCGAAACTGTTAATTGGCCAATCGTCAACTCGAATGATTGGGCAGGGAGTCGAATTTACGCAAAAGCAAGCGAATTCCTGGTGGCAGATTTTTACCCCTTCGGTGCATTCACCGCGATTGGGTGTCACAACGAACGGACAGCGGAGCGAACGTGGGCCATCCTTCAGCGACATGGCGTAGCAATTCCCGTAACCGTCGAGCGAAACTGGTACTACTGACATGGTTCACTTAACTTTTGGCAATCTTCTCCAAGCGGACGCCCAAGCTCTCGTCAATACAGTCAATACTGAAGGCGTGATGGGCAAGGGCATCGCTTTGCAATTTAAGCAAGCGTATCCCGCTATGTATAAGGCGTATGAGCAGGCCTGCAAGAATGGCGAAATGCGCCTTGGTCATGTGCACGTTTATGATCTCGGCGGGTTGGTGGGCGGCCCGCGCTGGATCGTCAATTTTCCGACGAAAGGTCACTGGCGCGCAAAGAGTAAGCTTTCGGACATTCAGAGCGGTCTTGACGATTTGGTTGCGAAAGTTCGCGAACTTAAAATAGGGTCGATTGCTGTGCCCCCGCTTGGATGCGGTCTTGGTGGATTGGAATGGGATGAGGTCAGGCCGCTGATCGAGGCAGCCTTTTCGGACCTGCGGGAAGTCGATGTCCTGTTGTTCCCGCCGAACGGTGCCCCACCAGCCGGGAGTATGCTTGTCCGCACGGAGCGTCCATCGATGACGCCTGGGCGAGCTGCACTGATCGCGATAGCAGATCGGTATCGACAAGGGATGTTCGATCCCAACTTGGAACTTCTAGAGCTGCACAAACTAATGTATTTTCTTCAGGAAGCTGGCCAGCCGCTTCGGTTGAAGTATGAGAAAAAACCATTCGGGCCATACGCAGAAAATTTGCGACAAGTGCTTATTCGGTTGGATGGACATTACATCTCCGGATACGGGGCGGGTTCGGACAACCCTCGGACTCAGATTGAGATCCTCGACGGCGCCGTCGTAGAGGCGAGTGAACACGTGGCCCAAGATCAGGCAACGATGGATAGAATTGAGCGCGTCGCCAAGCTAATCGAGGGGTTTGAAGATCCGTACGGACTCGAGCTTCTCAGCACTGTGCACTGGGTCATGTGCCACACTCCTGCAGCGCGCGAGGACGTAGACGCGATGATAGATGGCGTGCAGAGTTGGAGTGAGCGGAAGAAGCGCGAGCTAAAGCCGAGTCACCTGTCCAAGGCCTGGGATCGACTTCGAAGTCAGCAATGGCATTCTGAATCACGAAGCGCAATGCACTGA